GTTTTTCAAACAGTTCTTTTCTTTGATTTGCATTAAATGGTAATGAATCAATAAGTTTTTCTAATTCTCTAAATCCTTTAACAGTAGAGTGAGCAGTTATATAAGAAGGAGATACTTCTTTAAATAATCTAAACATCTTACTATCAGATGCTTTTCTTGATACAACAGCTCCTACTCCTAAGAAATCACCCATATCAGAAAAATCAATCTTTCCACCATCGTCAAGTATCTTTCCATTTTTTCCAAATACACGACCTGCTGCTCTTGAAACGTGTCCTCTAAAAGTAAACGAATAAGGGTCTAATCTTTTTGTAATGTTTCCTGACCTAACATTCTTAGCAATAATATCTCCAACTTCATCAGCAGAGGTAGCTCGAAGTATTGCTTGTTTAGATGCAGGGTCTAAGTCAGGCAGTATCTTCATTAAGTTCTCGTATTTAATTCCACCTGATTGTACGTTGTCATAAATAAATTCGTATATCTGTTTACCTGTAGTGTTATGCCATTCCTCAAATCTAGTTTTATTTAATGAAGGCTTTAATACTTTAGATAAACCTGAAGCATTCTTAGCTTTTTCTATATCTTTAACACGACCAAGTCTTACTCCACTAACGTAAGCATTAATAGCTTCTTCATATTCTGCACCTGCTTTTCTAACAGCATCTACATCCATATCCTCAGGTCTAGCTCTTCGTAACTTATGAGATTTATCGTGTAATCTTTGTATATGAGCAGGAGCTTCACCTTTAAAAGCTAATGCGTGAGTTGCTTCGTGGTCCAAAATAAAATCTACGTAATCTTCATAATCGTTAATTACACCTTCTTTTATTCCTTTTCTACCACCACCATAAATTACTTTTCCATCAGGACCAGTTCTAAGAGTTTTAGTTATAGCATCTCTATCAATAAGAACAGAAAGGTTTACACCATCACCTTGTACTCTTGATATTGTTTTACCTAATGAAGTATAAGGTTGTCCTTTTAACGGTTTAACTTTATTTCTTGTAGTAACAACTTGACCTTTTTGTGTAAAGAAATTATAAGTATTTCTACCACCTTCTTTGGCTAGTGCATCTAACTCATCTAATGTATAAGTTGATTTAGTTAGTATGTTATCTCCAACATCTACATATCTAAAAGCTCTCTTACCATCAATAATGGTATCAACAGCTTGAAATATATCTGCACCTGTACTTCTAGTTGCTAACCAACCAGTCATCTTATTGGAAGTTGTAAATACTTTCCCTGCTTTAGTTAACTTACCAACCCAAGCACCTACTAAGTTTGCAGGGTCAAGTCCTAAAGTTACAACACCATCAATTAAACCTGATACTTGTCTATATCTTTCAGTTCCAGGTTGTGCAAAGTTCATAGCCATAATTCGACCAGGGCTTATTGTTTGACCTCTGTACTTATTAGCTTCAACAGCTTCACGTTCTAATTCTGTTATAGGTGTACCTAATTGTTGTTGAATAACTTGTTCTATTGCTTTTAATTGTTCAGGGTCTTTTATAGTACCTGCTATTTGTTTATATATAGCTGTATCTCTAGCAAGTGTTGAGTTACCAAAGTATCCTTCACCTAAGTTTACCTTTTCACCTTTAGCTAATGAACTTAATGCTCTAGTTGCAACAGTAGGTCCAAGTTGAGCTTTAGCTCTATCATATCTTTCAGCAAACTCTTTATCACCTGATAAAAACTCAATAACATTTTCTCCATTACCTGCACTAACTAATTCTGATATCCATATTAAGTTAGCCCATTGTGGTGACATTCCACCATCTATTGCAGCTCTTGCAGCAGCTTGGTATGGTCTTTTCACTAATGCTTCAGCAAACGAATCTAATCCTACAAATGCACCACGTACAAGTCCTCTACCAACAGCACGTAATTGTTCACCAAACTTTTTAGATTTTTCTTGTTCTATTTCTATTTGTCTTTGAACTAATGCAGATATTTCAGGTGAATCTTCAGTAAAACCTAACAATGCAGAACCTACCATAATATCTCTACCAAGAATATTGCCGTATTTATTTACAATACCTTCTAGGTTTACACCTATATCAGGTTTAGATTCTATTTGTGACTTAACAGCTTTATATTGATTTTCTTTAGTTCTTTGCTCGTCAATGTTTGCAAGCTCTAAGTCAGGTGGTTCATATCCGTAAAGTGCCATAGTTTTATATTATCATAGCACTTGCTTCTTCTGAACCTCCCAGTATGTCATTGATGCTTGCAAGTATTGCGTTTGTTCTGTTTATGTTTGTAGGATTGTTTGGCATATAACCTTCTACTTGAGGTAGTTCATCTACAGGATTAACTTGACTATCTGTAGTTCTAAAAGCATTACCTTCTATAACTGGTCCTCTTGTAGCAACTGGAGTTGTAGCAGGAATAACATCGGGTGTTATAGCACTAACACCACCTATTGCTGCTTCATCTTCAGGAAGTAATGGTGCTCCTCTTAAAGCAGCTTCACGTTCTGCTGCACCTTCACCTCTTTGAACATCTATTCCAAATGCACCTTTTTTAACACCTCTAGTCATTGTTATCTTCTATCCATATCATTTGTAATCTCCCATATCCTGGAACATATACTATTGTTAAGCCATCCATATTGCTCCACTCGCTATCTTCTGTTTCTTGTATTTGGTCGTTTAAATACAATTCTGCAACATCTAATTTATTAATCTTCCAATCTTCTGCAGTAATAATTTTATGAAAGGCATTATTAATATTGGCTTCTTCCATTATCCTGCTCCTTGTAATAAACTTAAAACATCTTGTGGTCCAGGAGGTACACCACCAGGAACAGCCATTTGTTGTGGTCCTGCTCCACCTAACTGTGCCATCATAGCTTCTTGTTGGTTTAGTTGTGGTTCTTCTGCAGTAAAATACTTCTTCAATATAGAACCGATATTATTAGGATTAGTATATATCTCTACTAATGCCATTTGAGCTTTAGCATCATTTTGACTAGCTCTAGCTAATAACGATTCAAACATAACTTTTTCAGCTTTTTCTTTAGTAATCTTTTCATTAATCATTTGTAGATTATCTAAGCCGTCCATTTCTTTTTGCATAGTTTCTTTATCAATAATACCTGCTTGATATAATTGCAAACCTGTAATAACTTTACTTGCTTCATCAAATGTAGCCATAGCACCATACTTACGTTTTGTTAAGAAGTTACTATCTATATCTGTTGCAGGTGTATAGCTTTCTGCAAATGATGAACCACGTAATGTACCTACTAATGGTTTACGTTTGTTTAATGAAAGTTCATCTAACTCTAATCTTTTGTAATCTAAATCTTGAATAGCGTATTGTAATACTTTATGATATTCATTTACCATTGCACCAATACCTGCTTGTAATTCTTCTAATCCTCTACCAGTAACAAAACTATTAGGAGATATAGAGTCGTCCTGTACAGGATAACCTGCTACTGTTCTAAGATGCCTTTCAAGTCTTGATACAGATTCAAATAACTGATAAGGCAAGTTAGTAACTGGTTTAATTACTTGTGAACCTGGTGCTAAATAGTTAATAGCATTTCTACCTTTACGGTATTGTCCACTTTCAATCTCACCTACAATATTTGTTTCTGTAAACACTGCATCTTCCATTGCTATGACTGACATAATATTTACTTTTGCCATAGCAGCCATTAAACCTATAACTTGGTCAAACTGTCCTTGTATTTGGTCAAAGGAATATCTTTTAGCACAAACAAAAGCAGGTCCTGACTTTAATGGATTTGGAACAAAGTCAACAATAGTTTTGGAAGCAACGTGAACAACATATGTACCTTCAGGGTTTATGTATTCAACTACTACTTCACCTTTTTCATTAGAGTTTTCCCAAGAGCCATCTTGTCCAGGATTAACATATAAACCTGATGTAAAATTATAAGGTTCATTTGTTTTCCTGCCTTGGTTTGAAAAATATGATTTAAGTTCAGGGTACATTTGTACAAGATATTCACCAGGTATTCTTCTTATAGTTACAAGTTCTTCAGCCATTTGGCTAGCACCTTGATAACCTGGAAATGTAGAGTAAGGGTCACGTAACTCTGCTACAGGATATACATTACCCTGTGGGTCAGCTTTACTTGTAATAACCCATACGGCAAAACCATAACCTGGTAACCATCTAGCTACTTGAGGTAAATGTGTTTCTAATCTATTGAATTGGTCATAAGAAGTTACAATTCTTTCTAACTTATCTTTTTTCTTTTTATTACGTTCACTATCTCTAGGATTAGTAATATGCACATCTAATGCAGGTAATCTACCTATTTTCTGTGCAAGTCTATCTAATGCTGATACTAAAAGGTTTGGAGCAGGCAATAAATCTTCATCCATATTTTGCATTGATGGTCCTAGCAAAGCTGCTAATCCATCTGTTCCACCATTCATAATTGCTCTAAATCTTGCTCTATCAGGCAAAGCCTCATCGTGCATTTCTTTGAGGTGTATCGTTCTGTCTAAAATATCTTTAACTAGCATTTAACTCCAGGGTGCTTCGTTCCATTCTACTATATTAAATCCTTCATAGCTAGGTTTGTAATCAATTCCTATATCAGAAAAAGTTGCCTTTTGCAACTTTCGTAATACTTTAATAGGAAACCAACTTGCCATAACTACGTCAGACCTGTAAACATTTTTACGTCTAGCAGAAAAATACGATAGCTGTTTTCTGTATATCTCTGATTTTACTTTAGATTCTGTATCTCCGTATGGCAAAATAATTAATTTATCTGTAAACATAGGTGCAAGTGTTGTTACACCAAAATGACTATCCCATTTATTTTTATATGTTTCGTGACCTTCTAACATTATTCCATTATTGTTAGCATATTCTTTTATACGTGGGTCTTGTCTAATAGCTTTTTGAAAGTTGTTTTCTTCAATAACCCAGTGAGATAAATTATATTTTCTATGCCATTCTTTAATTACCCTAAAGGCTTCTTCTATTCCACCACCTTTATTATTTTCTAAATCAACCATTTGTAATAGAGCATCTTCTCCATTATCAAGTATTGCCCATAAAAATGCAGCTTGATATCCTGAAGCAGCAGGGTCTAAGCCTGCAACTAAATAAGAATGCTTTGGTATTACTCCAATATTTTTATTTATATCCATACATTGTGTTATGTGTTCAACATTGAAAATAGATGCTCCACCTTCTCCTGGTCTATTCTGATAAACCATTTCAAATCTTTGTAAACCACCAGTTGTCATAGCATCACGTTTACGAGATAGTAACCATTTGTAAGTTCTAAACCCTGACCATAACATACAGTCAACGTGTTCTTCTTCTTCAAGTTCAGGTATTGTACAACTAGAACTATGTGCTTCTTCTACTATTGTTGTCCAAGCCTCACTATCCAATAACGATGAATATAAATCATCAGGATGCTGTCTTGAACCAATAACAATAATTGCTGTGTGTTCCTCTTTACGAGATGCAAGAGTTGTTGTCCACCAGTTCTTAGTATTATTTCTAGCACTAGGTTGTGCTGTAGATGCGTGGTCCTCAATGTCGTCTGCAATAATTAAATCACAGTCACGAGATAATATCTTGCCACCTTTACCTATACCAATCATTGTAGGTGACTTAATACCGTGTACTGTTCTTGTTGATACAGTAAAACCATTTTGTGACCAAGATTTACCAGTTCTTGTTCTAGGTTTAAAAGAACCACCTGGTCCACAAAAATCTTCTTTTAATGCTTCATTACTTTCTAATGTATCAATTACAGATGACACAGAGTTCTTAGCAATATCTTCATTACCACCAACCCACATAATTCTAATGTTAGGGTTTTTCATAATACGCCATACAGCAAAGTGAATTAACAATTCTGTTTTACCGTGTCTAGGTGGTGACAATATCATTTGTTGTCCACCTTCTTCTATAGCTTTGTTTAGTGCTTTAATCCATTTCTTATGAAATGGTGCAGTTTCAAATGGTATACCTTTTTCTGTTAAGAAGTATCTATTTCTAAATGCAGTAAAACTTTCTAGTGATTCAATAGCAGCATCAGGTACATCCCAGTCTTGTTGTGCTTTTTCTAATTCAACATCTTCTTGGTACGCTGCCATAAATCTTGATATCTGTGCTTTACTGACTTTAAGTAATCTAGCAGCTTCATCTCTTGTAATACTGTCTTGTAATACTTCGTGAATAATTCCATCTTGTACGAACTTTTCATAAACATTCCCACGTCTAGCACTAGCACGTCCATCTTGAGATTCAGTTTTCTTCTTAGGCTTTTTAGCATTAAGATTAGTTTTCTTTTCAGGAAGTATATATGCCTCACCATTTTGTTTAGCTCTCCATTTACGTTTATCAATTAACTGACGACATTTGTCTGAACAAAATTTTCTTTGACCTTTAGGTAATAAATTTGCACAGTCAGGTACTGCACATACTACGTTTACCATTTAACTCTATCAGCCCACCAGGCTGCCGACATCTTCCCCTTTTTAATATTCTTAGCGTGCCTTGCTTTAAAAGATTTACGTCTTGCTTTCTCCTTAGCAGACGATGGACTTTTACCTGCACCTGATACACCCTGTTGTCCAAATCTAATTAGCTTCATCTTATGACCTTCTTGAGCTAAAACAACGTGTGACTTAGTAGGATGCTTAGGTGTACGTTTAGGTTTATTAACACCTGACAATCCGTGTTTCTTTAATAAATTTTTCTTACGTGCATCGTGTGCCATTACTTAGCCTTCCTCTTACGAACAGCTCTTGACTTCTGAACCTTCTTCAAATCTATATACCGTCCTTCTTTATAAGCCTTAGCTGTACTTCTAATCTCACTTGCCACAGACGACTTAGAATTTTTTTTATTCTGTAAATACTTAGCAGGTACGCCCTTCTCATATTTAACCTTACGTCTACTTTTTTTTCGCACGTTTTTTCCTTAAGTCAGTATCGTGTTTACGAGAACCTCTAACATAACTATTTACTCTACCCATAGCCCAAGCTGCCATAGAAGCAGACTTAGAACCTGAAGATAGATAAGCACCTTGTCCTCGTCTATATACTGTAGCTAGTGTACCATACGAAATACCTGATTTTTTAGCTTTAGCTTGTAAAGTTCTTTTAGTACTAGCATTAATAGGTTTACGTGCAGGTTTTTTTTTAGGAGGCATTTCCACCTTTCCATTTTTTACACCAACCAAACTCTGATACCAATGCTTTCCATAATGTACAGTTGCCTGTATTTTCGTAATACACACAGTTACTACATTTCTGATTACCTTTAGGTCTTAATTGATATGCGTCTGGTAATGGCATTATTCTTCTTCCATCTTCTCTAATAAAGCAATGGTATTTTCATTATGGTCTAAAACAAACTTATCCATTAAAGCAGCAACTTTTTCAGGATTAGTCTTTTTAATAATCATAGTCTTTTCAACTTGCATACCACCACAAGCGTTAGCTAATTGTATAGCCCATTTCTGTAACAACTTTGGTTCAGAAAAAATATTTTTTGAATCCATTATTTCTTTTTCATCTTTCTTAAAGTCTTAGCAAGTTGAGCTTGCTTAACTGTTCTAGTGTCGTATCTCTTAGGACTCTTAAGAACCTTAGCTGAAAACTCTTTAGTAGTCATACCACGTTTTTTAGCTTTAGCTGTAAAAGCTCCAGGGCGTTTAATAGCCTTTTGAATCCATTTTTTATTTTTAGCCATTAGTACATCTTCTTAGATTTACGAGAAGATTTTTTACTCTTCTTCTTCATTTTCTTTTTTGCGTACATCATACCTCCTTAGTCTAACATTATATTGAGTACAACCTAAGTTCTTACAGGTCTTATATTTCCTGTGAAACTCTAAAGGTTTATGACAAACCTTGCAGTCCGTAATCATTATGTTATTATAGTAGAACCTATGGAGGAACAAAACTTAAATCAAATTGGTCGACAAGTCGCTATTAACTTAGATTATCTAATGGCTCAAGTTGACTTTACGTATAACAGACATCAGCGTTGCTTAGTATGTAACGAACAGTATCAACATCACATAGATGGATTACCGTGCGTAAGTGATACAGAACACAAACAAATTATTCGTAAAGACCGTTGGGGTCACATTAAAAAAATATCAAAGTAATACTTTATCAACTAATTGTTGTGATACTTCTAATTTTTTAACCACACCAGTAGCTAACATTTCTTCTACAGGAATAAGCATTGTGCGTGAAAAAAAATTTTTATTTTCTACTTCCACTATCTTTCTTCCTTCAGACACCCAGTCAATAATGTAGGGACTTAACTCTTGAGGATTCCAGTAAAGGACCTCTATGGTTGGGTAAATCCAGTAAAACAAATAATCAGGAAATGTTTTTAATGCACATCCAATGGATTTTTTATTATCACTAACTATCTGTAGTTCTAGTGCTACATTACCTGTATCTTTACTTTGTGTATCTGTTTTAACTTCAAAGTACTTTGTACCTAGTTCATTGTTAACCACGAAGAAGTCAGCACCTTGTTTCTGCTCCCATTCTTTGGTTGGACGTACAATGTACAGGTTATGCATACCTTGTCTTTTGGATTCGTAGAAAAGTTTGACCAACTCTTCCCCTTGTTTCCCAACATCCAGTTGAGTTTTAAATTCATAAATAATTACCTCCTATTTGCATAAAATTATGATAGTATTAATATGCTTTTATACAAACATTCTTTTTAAGTAGTATGTTACAGGTAAAGAGGATATCAGGCGTACGAAAGCTAGCTACTAAGGAAACTTAGGACTGGGATTACCACAAGGCTAGTACCCGAGGACATACAAAAGAATTGAATTAGATTTTTTTAATATACTCGCTATATATGCCTGCTCCTGCCCGAAAGACCCCAACCCAAGCGTACTATAAAAAAAAGTTTTTTTTACTATACATATAGTACGTTTAGTGTATAATAAACTAGACACTTACTTAAGCAGGACTTTACAATCCTCCTGTAACACTTTCCCAGTCAACTGTTCAAGTAAGTGTCACGTTTTTTTAAGCTAGTTACCAGTAATTTTTTTAGAGGTCACATACCTAACCACCCCCCACCGACATTAAATACCCCCGTAACAAGGTCTAAAGCTGTACATTATATTACTATATATTATTCCACCTACCCACCCCCACCCCTACAAGAGCGTGCTCTCGCACGCACATATACTTACCCCACCCATATACAATTACATATACTACATATGGTATAGTTTATTAATATTTGTCTAGCTTATGTATAAGTTTTACTTCCCAGTGTTCAATACCTCAGACACTCTATTACTTAATATACCTTTCCTTATACATACTATATATTGTATATATCTCTTTCTCTCTCCATTGTTTCAGTTAAGTCCAATGTGGTTTCGTTCATTCCTATCTCGCATTGTGTATATCCTCGGCTCGTTAACTCTCGCCTTCGGGCGAGATATGTCATTCACTAATTATCCAAATCCTAATCCTCGTATCACCATTGTTCTAAGCATCTGCATTGTAAACTCATTGTCTGTCGCAAATTCGTTTACGCTCAACTCACTAACGTTCGTTTCGCTGACTAGTCACTCCGTACGCTCCACGTATTCGCTAGCTTCGTGACTACCATTCCGATGCAAGAACAATATAAAAATCATTCTTCTCCAGTCGTGCAAACGCTCACTCACACTCACTCGCCTATAGCTCACTCGCATTCATTCGCAACTTGCTCACTAGGGTTCGCTGAAGTGTTTGCATCTCCTTATACTCACGACTGACTATGACAAGCATAGTCACTTTTGCAGGGCAAAAGCTAAAGGTCGTTCGCTCCAGTTAATGATTTTTATGTGATACTAACGTACTCAACAACTCTCAACTACACCACAACACTCCGAGCAGGTGTGTCGGAGGTTGTGGTACGATGCCCAACCGTGTAAGAAAGGTTAAGTAAAATGGCTAAAAGTCCTAAACTTAATACAGAAATAACTCGATTCCTAGGTGGTGTCACTCAAGGAACAGTTGGTAAAAAGAAAATAACCGTGCAAGTCGGTAGAATAGATGATGCAGTAGTTGGTACTGATGGTAAACCTAAAGTACGCTACACTCTTGTAGTTAATGGTAAGAAAAGTAAACATCTTATCCGTTCTTGGCAAGGTGCTTATCAAGTACATCAAATTATAGCGTCAGGAGATGCTAAAGAAATCTTCACACAAGCTGGAGATTTAAAGGCAGGTATGACTGACGTTATAGGTACAGATGCTATGCGTTCTGTATTTGACTACTTATGTCCAATCAATCTATATAGTAAGAATGAGAAAGCTAAACACGCTGTAAATAAATCTATCAAGGTTGGTAATCCTAAGAAAGATAGAGCTTGGGAACAGTTCGTAGAGTTTGATAACTAATGGACTGCTTACATAACATAGGAGAATGTACTTGTTTAGATGACTGGTACACAGAAAATAAATACAACATCTAATAAGATTAGGGTGGTAGTGTTTCACTATCACCCTTTTTTTATGTTCACAATTATCCAACGTATACTTCTTCAGTTCAATAAAAATCAAAACATATTCACGCAACGCAATCATTAACTTAATTTCTCAGTGTGAATAACCCGATAACCAAGACCTCAGACAGTCTTTATATAACACATCAGTAGGGAGTCAACTTACTTAATTATTATATTTATTAATTTATTTATAGAGAGAGAAAGAGCAACGGCTTTTTTTTTAAAGCGTGGGCGTTTAATTATAAGTTATTTATAAAGAAGCACGCAGTGTTATAATCCAGGACGTGCGTCAAGAAATTCCAAAACGATGATATATCTATAGACAATACCGACCTGCTAACTTGAAAACAAAAGCCGAACAGCTCGGCACAGTAATTGTAGAAAGGATATACAATGGGTAAATCAAATTATACTCAAATCAAGACTTCCAATTGGGATAACTTGCACGTTCCCCAAGAAAGTCTACCAAAGAACTTAGACTTCAAGTACAGATGTTCTATCTGTGATAAGAAGATACCTAAGTCTAACAAGTTCTGCTACCAATGCAGACAAGAATATTCTGTCAATCACGATGGTATATTCAAATACAACATAAGTAAATACGAGAATGAAAGACTAGAAGAAAAGAATAAATTATATCGAGAGGACAAGTCCTTTCCCATACGTTGTACTTTATGTAGAAAGAATAGAGTACGTAGAGATGGTGGTATCTGTGTAAGATGCCTCAAGTTCATAGGAGTTATTGAGGAGGAAGAATAATGGATATATTTGATGAATTAAAAAAAGATATATTAGAAGATGAATTGTTACTTGCAAGAGTAACTGGAGTATTGGAGGAAGAATAATGGCTGTTGAATATACAACATTCACACCACAAGAGTTCATTGATGGAAAGATACTAGAGATGAACAAAGCAAATAAAACATACAGAGATATGGCTAAGAGAATAGGTGCTGATACTTCTACTGCTGATGCAGTTATGGGTAGAGGAACTGAGAATAGATTATTGCTTAGAGCTATATATGAAAGACTAAATGAAGTAATAGGGGAGGAAGAGTGATGGCTAAGACTTTGAATAGTGTAATACACCAGTACATTAAAAGAGTTAATACCTTGATGCGTATTGTTAAAAAGCAACGCAGAGATATTAACTTAGCTATAGAGATAATGTCACCTGAACAACAAGCTACTTTTTATGAGGGAGTACGCTTGATGGACAAAGCTATTAATGATTACGAGGAAGAATAATGTTAAAGAGATTACAACTACTTATATATGAATATAAATTTATTAAGAGAGCTAAGCAAGAGGACTTGATACGTGGAAGAGAACGTGCGAGGAAACCTCTGAATTTGCCTGTTGACTATGAGGAAAGTACAGACTGTAATTTTACAGTTCATTATCCTGACGATAAATAACAAAGGGAGGTATGTATGTTGTGTGACAACTGCAGACAAGCAGAGTATAGCAAACTTGCTATACACTCTAACGTTAAGTCATCAGTCCTATACATTGTAAAGTGTTGGGCTTGTGGCTACGAAACAGTAAAGAAATTAAATACAAAGATGAGAGGAGAAAGTTATGCCCAAAGCATTTAACCAATTCGATAGAGATAAAACTATAAAGAATGATTGTGAGAAGAGAACATATTACACCCGTCAGTTTGTCAATACTAAATCAATGACAGATACTGATGGACACACTGATGCTGAAGATTTGGAAGTACGTGACTATAAGTTTAGTGCAACTTCCTATCCCGAAGCAATGGGGTTAATGATTGGAGATATGGTACAGAACTACGCATACAATATGTCTGTTAAAGTTCTTATGCTATTTGAAGATTGGTTTAAAACATCTGGTCAAATTCTTGATGACGAGAAAGCATTAGATAATCTAGATGAATTTGGTATCAAGCCTGATGAAGAAGAGATAGCTAGGTTGAAAGATAGAATTAAAAATGAATGGCAAGATGTAATGATACCTGCAGGATTTGCAGTAAAAATATTAGAGAGAATAGTTTACGATATACGAACTGCTCCTAACTTATTACACTGGCAAGAGCCTGAACTAATCATTATGGGTAACCCAAACCTTGTAGAAAATATGCACGTCAAAGCAGAAACGCTTAGTGATGTAGCTGAAGATGGTATTAAAGATATGGAGAAATTCCTTATTA